ACATATGCATATCTTTTATGATACGACGGGCGTCTTTCTGTGAATTTAAACTCAGGATCGTCTGTAGGTTTCTTGGCTACTTTAGAAACAAAACGAAAGAAAGGGTCTTGAGCAATAGCTAATTCGGAAACACGGTCTCCAAAATTATACCTTCGCCTAAGATCACCAGTATCTTTCGATGTTCCATCAGACCAAGATGCTACATCAGAATAAGTACTGAGATTTAATACATCAGCCATATTATCACCTTTATTTTAAGGTTTAAGGCTTTAAATATTTTTAAATACTAAAAGCCTCTTCTAACATCGTGTCAGAACCTAATATAGCATCGAATACTCGGTCATCAGGAGATTCCTCGACCTGTGCTCCGCCAGTATTTGCAAGAGAACCGGGTATTTGTTGTACCTCGCGCATCTTTTGATGCAACTCTTCTCTTGTGTTATCAGCGATTTGTTCGTCCCTATTAGAACGATTCATTAGATAATAAATATCATCAAGTTCGAGCGACTTCGACTTCGCATAATCAACAAATTCACTCCATTTATCGTCCGTCATTTCATGTTTTGAACGAAAAGAAGTTTCACTTGCTAATCTTTGATTTTCAACTCTTTGCCCACTTAAGGCAGTATTTAGCCTTCTATGAACAATGCCATCAATCGTAGCTCCAAGAACCTTTGCTGAATCCGACTCAGGGGTTGCAAATGCATCCTCAGCATCGAACACGAAATCTTCTGGAAGGTTGAGTTTGTCAGCCATATTTTGCGGTGTCTGACCACCACCCTCGAAATAATTCCTCACATGAGAAATTAAGTTAGGGTCATCTCGCATAGCATCAAGGATCGGCATATAAGGCTCAATTTCTCTTAATTGTCCATTAAGCTTTTTTGCTTCCCTGCTTGAATCACTATACCTTTTCTTTAAAGCATCTACATCACCTGCAGAAACTTCGTTTGAAACTTCACTCTGGCTCGACAATGTATTACCACTGTTATCATTCGAGGTTGGTTGCGAAGTATCGCTCAATATGCCACCATTTACGCTTTCATCTAGGGCTTGGAAGAAATCTCCTCCAGTTCCATCCATGACAGCATCTGCGACATTGTCAGAACGTGCGTTCTTACTTTCGGGGGTCTCATTGACGTTGCCTACTTGTTTTGAAGCCATACACTATTCTCCTTTTATTTACTTAAGTTAAAAAAACTAACAGCAAAGTTACAACTATTCTTTTTCCTTTATCTGTTCTTTTTCTTTTTCAAAGTCTTGTTTCATTTCATATCTCAGTTTGTCAAATTCTGACTTTAACATTCCTCTCAATAACTTTTGTTGTGATTCTGTCTCTATAACGTCTTTTCTTATTTCATTAGAAGCTTCTCCAACCTTCATCTTTATCCCTGCTTGCACAAGTTGACGTTCTAGAGTTTCAACAGTTCCTTCTTTATCCTTCAAGGCTTCTTCCATCTGAGATACTTGACCCTGTAATTGAGAGTAAAGAGATTTTCTTTCAATAATTCTTTTCTTATTTCTTATATCGGTCTCACCAATCATAGCAATATCATCAATCAATCCAGCTTGGAACCATCTAAAGTATTCTTCAAGTAATGCCCATCTATTTACAGGCATTGTAGCTCCAGCTACGATTCTTACATCAAATCTTGCAGTGGCATAATCCCTAAACTTTCCTATTGAAGCTCCATAATCATTATAAACCGGTATATTAATTCTTACTTCTTTCTCCTGTTCTTGAGGAGTTTGACCTGCTTCTGGTTGTACAATTCTAAATACTTTTTCTACCGTATAATGCAACTGAGATGTTTGTTGGAATATTCTACCAAGATGTTCTAGACATGGTTCTAATATTGAACCCATCCAAGCTTTTAATCTTCTTGTTCCAAACTCATCATTAGCAAGTAATCCTCTCCATGTTTCTGGTTGCTCTTGAGTGAATCCCATCATACTAGAGGGTACTCCACTAATATATTCAGCGTCAGCTTTTCCTTCTTGCGTAATAGTATAGAAGGCGTTATTAATTGGAGCTGGTAATACAGGAGTCGGAGGAGTAAATCCCTGTCTGTATTTCAACAATGCCCCCGGTGATGAAGAATACTGTTCCCATTCTTCTTCAGGTACTGAGCCTTCTTCATACATCCACCTTAGATTGGAGGCTAAATTTGCATTATGTAACATAATCTGATGAGCTTTATTTATTTCTTGTTGTTTACCAATAAGAGGAACAACTGCGCTCATTGGAAATGGTGTTCCAGTATACATATAAGGAAATGGAACTATTGGATACTCACTAATTGGCATTTTATACTCATATAGAAATACATCATCACCGGCTGTAGCTGTTCTCATTATTCTATTTTCATAAAACTTTACTGCATCAACGATATTCTTTCTTACATCGGGACTTTTTTCAAGAATAAGATAATCTTCCTCAGACATTACTTGTTGTTTAACTACAGTAGCTTTTTCTTTAGCATCAGAAAACAATGTCATTCTTTGTTCTTCGATTGCCTGAGCAGCCATATTTTTGGCTCTCTCCATTTCAAGTTCCATTCTCTCAGGTACAATCTCTCCGGCTTCTAAAGCTTCTTGTAATTGTTTTTCCTTCTCAATAAGACCAACTTCTGTCTCTTTAGTAAAGTCTTCTATTTGTTTATCAACTTCTTCTTTAATGTTTTCAAGGACGGCAGGTGATGGTTCTACCTTGATAAAGACATTTCTATACGCAAACTTTTTCTTTGAATAGGTTTCATAGTATGCAATTATATCATCATCCTCAGCTTCTAAGTTGACACCCATCGTAATATCTTCAGGTTGAATACTGAATGATTCTTCAGTATCTCTACTGGAATATGAAATAACCTCAGAACTTCTAGATACCTTCTTGATCTTAGCTGCGTGTTCTGGAAGCATATTGATTAGTTTTGATCTAGAAATATTCTTTCTTATAATAACAAATGTTGCATCTCTTAATAGAAAATCTCTACTAGCTGGATCAATATATACATCATATGGATCGACTCTTTTAAAATCTACTTCTCCCATACCTCTATCAGCATCTTTATCAACATCAACTAAGAAATATCCAACTCCCTTAGTTAAACTATCTAAGACTACTTGACTGTATAATGATTTACCATTAGATAGATACCAACAATACTCTGCAATATCAGAATGAACCTGAGCAGTATCTACATCATCACCAGTTGCTCCAACTGCTTTCCACCTTGGATTATTAGCAGTTACAAAATATTTCATTATCTCAACAATTGGTGTTACCCTATTAATAATAAAAGTAGGCATACCCGATTCTTCTAAAGCATCAACTTCAGTTCTAGATAATTGTTCGTTTAAGTAAAAATCAAATCCTTTTTGACTGAGAACCTGCCATCTTTGTCTATGACTATTATTGGCTCTCTCCCAAAGTTGTTTGTTTACTTGTGCTCTTTTCTTATTTGTTAATCTAGCCATTATTTATCTCCCTGCGCCAGTGTATGGTGTAAACTCTCTCATAAATTCTGTTAAATCTTGCCATCCAGTAGTTCTAGGTTCCATCCATTCCCTTGAAAGTTGTCTATAAGAATAAGGATCATCTGGAAATTCAACATCTCTCCATCTACCAATTGTCTTTACTTTTTCAAGGGGAAAGTCTCCCTCGTAAACAGCATGAAGTTCGGTCTCCCTTTTTTGAACGTATCTCCCCCATCTATCCTGTTTTAATTGGTACGGAGTTATTGCTCCTCCTTTTCTAAAACTTTCCATTCCCTGAGCATATTTTCTTATATCTTCTTCATCCATCATAATCTGCCATAAGTCTTTTTTACCCCTAAAAGGAGGTAGTGGATATATGGAAGCTTCTCTTTTTAACATAGACCAATAAGATGGAGTTAAACTCTTTTCAGTTGGAAAGTCTCCTCCACTCCATCCTTTAGTACCCGATCTAAATAATTTTGCAAGATCAGTCGCAACAGCTGGTTGCCCTCTAAAAAGAGGAATAAGCGCTCCGAATATCGGTGCGGCGACTGGTAAGTGTGAAAGAGCTTCTAATGCAAGTCTTGCTTGTGATGCATTTTTAGCTGGTAATAAACCATGAAAAGATCTATCTATCTTTCTCTGTTTATCCCTCTTGGCTTCCCATCCTTCTCCATACTTTTTCACAAAATGACTATCTGGCATAGAAAAATTATCAACAAGAAAGTCTCCGATCTTTTCAGATATATCAGACCAGTCTATACTAGGTCTTTTCTGTTCAGGTATTCTTGGCATCTATCTCATCCACTTTTTAACTGATTCAACAAAGT